TGGTCCTCAAGAGATTATTTCTAGGGAGGAATATGAAGAAAGTTCTGTACCTAAAATTTGGAATTATATGGCAATTATGACGAATGGTGGAGATTCACGCCATGAATTTGACATTTCTGAAGAAGTGTTTGAAAGAGAACAATATGGAACAGTCGATTGCAATGGAAGGAAAGTACACCCCGGTGATCGTATGCTTTTTAGTGATTTTAAGAGATTTCAAAATCAAGCAGAATTTGTACCACCACCACAGGATTGGTATGAACCTCCTCAAGATTTTGATGCCCCTATTGAATTTCAGGCTGTTCAAGTTCCAATTTGGAGCTTATTGCCTGGCATGAGTCGTAGAGAAGTTGTTAGGACCTTTCACGCTACTTTTAATGATTTAATATCATGGATGGAGTATATGCCTAATGTTATTTTAAATTTTGGTGATTATTTAATTGCCAGATTCTTTACAAATAGACATATGCGTAGATTGTATTGGGCCTTATGGTCTCATTTCTTTTCTGAACATATTCGGAATGTAGCTATGTTTTGCTTCCTTGGTGATCTTATTTTGACTTCGGCCTTATATATTTTCTTACCATTCTATCTTTTTACAGTGCTATTTTCAGTCTCTCAAATTTTGATAGCTTGTACAGCTATTGTGTTGATTGTTAAATGGCATAGAGATAGAATGAGTTTATTGGATCGTATGGGAGGCGTAGTTCAACGCACTTATCGAGAAATTAAGTGCATTAGATGGAAGGAAGTTGGTAAATGGCTATCTATGGGTATTGTAACTTATAAGGTTTTAAGTATGTTTTCTAATATACTTAAAGCTCGGAAGGTTGTCAAAACAGTGATAGAACATCAATCGGCTCTTGAACCAGCTACACCTGAAGAAGTCAATAAAAGAGATGCCACCGTTAGTGATTGGGCTAAGCCTGCATGGGAAGAATTACATGTCACACATAAGGCACGCACTACTACATTCGAACAACTTTGTAATAAAGTTTCGAAAAATCTGTATCATGTGATTTTTGTTGCTAAAGATGGAAGCACAAATAAATGTGATGGACTTGTTGTTGAAGGTAATAATATGTTAATTCCATTACATGTTTTTGGTTCCAAAACAACCTTGAAAGTTTTGTGTCGTCTTAAATCAGGTGATGGTTTGAATACAGTTTTCCGTGGACATATATCGTTGAATATGGCATCTGTTGTTAAAGGAGTAGACTTAGTGTATGTTAATGCACCTTTCCTTAATCCACATGCCAGTATAGCAGATTATTTTCCAGAAACAATCACACATACTAAAGGAGCTGGAGCATTTTTATATAGAGATGCTGATGGTGAGATGAGAAATGATAGTGTTGGTTTTAAAAGATCTATGAGCCATTCAGGAGGTAAAGGTTACACTTATGTATTACCTTATACAACTTTTAATGGTTTGTGTATGGGTGTTTTATTGGGAGAATTTGATGTTCCGTGTATAGCGGGTGTTCATTTAATGGGCTCTCCAGATACACCAATAGGTTTAGCATTAACTGTGACACAGGATATATTGTGTAAGTTAAGAAAGGAATTAGAAATTAAGCCTTGCTTATCTGCAATGTCAAATGGTGATTTTCCTAAGGAATTATATGGTATTGAGATTGTAAATCAATCTACGCCAATACATTCTAATTCGCCATTAAACTATTTGCCAAAACATTCTAGAATCACGGCTTTAGGAAATTGTCCAGGAAGATCTTCGCACTCTAAATCAACAGTTCATAAAACTATTATTTCAGATTTAGTTGAAGAGGTTTGTAACGTCCCGTGTACTTGGGGACCTCCAAAATTTAATTCCAAACGACAGTGGCAGGCATCAATGCAATATTCTGCTAATACGTCTTGTGGTTTTGACCCAGAAATATTGGAATGGGCCATGAATGATTATGAGGAAGATTTATGCAACACATTTATGCAACCTCAACACAGAGCGTGGATTAAAGCAGAATTCAAACCGCTTGACAAGATGGAGGAAATGGCAGGCAGGGACGGAGCTAGATTTTTAGATGCTGTCCCTAAGAATACGTCTAAGTGTTTTCCCTTAAGTGGACCCAAAGAGGAATGGATAACTAGACTAGATCCAGACTTATACGAGAAATTTCAATGTCCAGTTGAAATTAGACAGGAAGTGTCAGATTTAGCAGATGACATGTGTGAAAGATTCCGACGTGGTGAACGAGCATACGCTGTTTTTAAAGCGTGTGTTAAGGATGAACCTACTCCTTTGTCGAAAGATAAAGTGAGAGTTTTTCAAGCTGCTAGTTGGGCTTTTCAACTGTTAGTTCGTAAGTATTTCTTGCCTTTGGCACGCCTTATGTCATTATTTCCGAAGCAATCTGAATGTGCTGTTGGAATTAATGCTCACGGTCCTGAGTGGGACGAATATGCTAAGTTTATGAAACAACATGGTGATGATAGGATTCTTGCTGGAGATTATAGTAAATTTGATTTGCGTATGCCAGCACAAATGCTAATGGCCACTTATAAGGTGTTTTGTAACGTTTGTAAAAAGTGTGGGACTTATTCAGAAGATGATTTAATCATTATGAGAGGAATTGCAACTGAAATTAGTTATTCAGTTGTAGCTTATAACGGTGACATGATTATCCACAATGGGTCACACCCCTCTGGCAATAATATGACAGTATATGGTAATTGTGTAGATAATTGCTTGAATTTCCGTTGTGGTTTTGCCTCTATTGGTTTGAAAAATGGTTACACGCTTAGCACCCTACCTAAATTTAAGAAAGCGTGTGCATTGGGTACATACGGAGATGATGCTAAAGGGTCTGTTAAAAAGAATTTTGATTGGTTTAATCATATATCATTTGCTAATTATCTGAAACAAAATGATATTATTTTTACCATGCCTGATAAGGAATCTACTCCCACTAAATATATGAATGATGCCGATGCTGACTTTCTTAAACGCAAGAATGTTTTTAACGAAGAAACAGGATTGATTCATGGAGCTTTGGATGAGGATTCAATTTTTAAGAGTTTACATACTGTCTTAAAATCATCAGTTGGTCCCAAAAGACATGCCGCTGGAAATATAGAGACTGCTTTGAGAGAATGGTTTCACCACGGGAGGGATGTCTTCACCACTCGTCATAAACAAATGATAGAGATTGCTGAAAGAGCGCAATTACAGAATTTGACTATGGACGTAAATGAAGATACGGGTGTAATTATGAATTCATTATATGATAATTACGATACCCGTTTAGCTCAATTTAGGGCTAAATATTGTGAACCTTAAAAGGTTCATATAGTCTTGGGCAGACGTTAATTGCATCCATTCCGGACCTATCCGGGATTGTATTACTAGGGTTGAAAATAGGCTTGCGGATATGGATTACTGCATGATATTGTATTTTATATGTTTACACATTACATGAACAGCTTTGCGCATTTGACATGTCCCTCGTGACATACCGGTATTTACTGGAGGGTTCGTCACCCAACAAAACATTATTACTAATTTGTGTGTTAAGCTGCACCTTTTTAGTATAAAAACAAATATGCTTACCGACTATAATAATAATAATAATAATAGCATGCCATCAGCTAATGATGGCCCAAGTTTTACTACAAGTAAAGCGCCTACAAACACAGCATCAGAGAATGTTCATTTCGTTGATGGAGATACGCCGTGGACATATGATGTTGCGGCTACCCCCGATGAGACGTCCAAGCTTAGCGGATTCGATGACGCAGGTCTCGGAGAATTTCTTTCAAGACCCATTAAGATTCAACAATATAGTTGGCTTCCAGGTCTTCAGTTGTTTGAAAAATTTAATCCTTGGACCGATTACTTTAATAATCCAGATGTTCTCGAAAAGATCAATAGATTCAGGAATTTAAGGTGCAAATTATGCCTTAAAATATTAATAAATGGAAATACATTTTATTATGGAAGAGCTTTAGTTTCATATAATCCATATCTGCGAGAAGACCAGGTAACAAAGAATAGATCTTTCTTTCTTCAGGATATTATAGCCGCATCAAACAAACCACACATTCTATTGGACCCTTGTTCCTCGGAAGGTGGTCATATGTGTTTACCATTCATTTGGCCTGAAAATTATCTTGATATTACAAGAACGAATTGGGAGAGTCAAATGGGTGAATGCACTATACATGATTTTGATGTTTTGCGTCACGCTAATGGTGGAACAGATCCAATTACGGTTTCCGTATTTGCTTGGGCAGAAGATGTATCTCTACTTATTCCTACAACCGTTGGAGCACAATCTAATGCTAATCCTTCTGCTAGGCTTGAAATCAGACCTTTTAAGAATCAATCTGATTCTACATCCGTTATTGAACTTGATAAGTTTGGATTTCCAAAGCCCTTTGAACACCAAGCACAATCAAAGAGTAAAATGAAGATGTCAAAGAAGAGCACGAATATGTCACGAGATGATGAATTTCAGACAAATGGACTTATTAGCAAACCTGCTTCGGCAGTTGCTAAAGCTGCCGATGCTCTTACTATGATTCCCTATATAGCACCTTATGCTAAGGCTACAAGTATGGTTGCTGATAAAATAGGGAAAATAGCACGTATTTTTGGTTACTCTAGACCACAAGTTATGACTGATATTCAGCCATATGTGCCACGATATTGTGGTAATTTGGCCAATTCAGATGCGCCTGAAGTTGTTAATAAGTTATCTTTGGATTCTAAAAATGAGCTTACTGTTGATACACGAACAATGGGTTTAGGTGGTGCTGATGAGTTGACAATTCATTCTATTGCATCACGATTAACGTTTTGGCGTCAATTTGATTGGCCAGAATCGGCGGTTACTGATACATTATTAGCTTCTATGGCTGTGCAACCATTTTGTGTCGATACAGCAGTTAGTCAACCCATTACTGAAATTCATTCTACCGCGTTGGCTTTTGCTTCTTGTCCTTTTGAAGCTTGGCAAGGTAGTATTAAATTTCATTTCAAGGTCATTTGTTCCGAGTATCATAGAGGTCGAATTAGATTGGTCTATAATCCCTTAACTAATAACACAGGATCAGTTGCTTATAATCAAGTTTATTCTACAACAATAGATATTTCTAAAGATAGAGAATTTGATTACGAATGTAAATGGACTGATATTAGGGCATGGAATGTATGTAGAGGAATTGGTCCTGCATCTCAGGACATTTTATTTGACACTCAGAATGCTGTATTAGGAGGTACTCCGTACGATAATGGAACACTTTCCGTGTACGTTGTGAATGAGTTAGCAACTCCTTCTACAACTCCTGCTGATGTTAAAATTCAAGTTTGGGTGGCAGCGGGAGATGATTTTGCTGTTGCCATTCCTAGTGTGGCCCTTAATAGATTGTCATATTTTGAACAACAGGCAACTATGCAATCTGCTGACACTGATCCAGTTTTGGCACAGTCAAATGATAATTCCAACAATCCTGTAGGGGGTAACCCAATTGAAAATTATGGTACTGAACATGCTCCCTTGTTAGAGGAAGATAATCAATATTTAGTATATCAAGGAGAACGTATCGTATCGTTTAAGGATTTATTACGACGTTATCAGTATCATAATTCATTTTGGCCTCAAGAGATAGGAGCTGGGTATAGATATTATACAATAGACGCACCTGGAATGCCTTTATATAGAGGTTGGGATACAAACGGTATTGACTCTGCACTGAATTCAGTGGGTTCCGGAGCTACTTCTCCATATAATTTCTGTTCTATGACGTTATTGAATTATTTAGCTCCTGCTTTTGTGTGTCAAAGGGGTAGTATTAGACACAAGTGGCTTACCGCTGGCTCTATATCGAGTAGGGAAACTCAAATTCTTTCTGCAACAAGACACGGCGTTTCTGCCGCTTTACCATTTAGTCAAGGTTTTCGAAGACTTGACAATGCGAATGTTGGTACTAGAAGGCTGCAGATGCAATCAATGTGGCGCGCAACTATGAATGGTTCAGCAATTACGCCTATTCGGCTAAATAATACGCTGGAAGTAGAATTGCCATATTATTCTATAGGTCAGAGATTTAGGGCCGGTAGATTCCTGGATATGGCAGGTGTTGGTGATACCCAAGGCCTTGAAGTGGCTTGCGAAATTTCTGGTGATAGTGCAGATGGTGATTGTCGCATAGACCAATTTGTTAGTGTAGGTGAGGATTTTACACTTGGTATGTTTGTAGGAGCACCAATTTTATATTTCTACAGCAATCCGTCGGCAGCATAGTTGGTGTTTGCCTTGTATTTTTAGACAATTGACTGGGGCGTCAATTTCGTCATGTGGACGTTAAACACCGTTAAGAACCAACAGGATGGGCCTGTTGGTAGGATACCCTTCGGCGGTCGAAGGGGGGTACACAGCGATGTGTACCTGGATGAGACTAAATATTAGTCTTACATTTATTGCTTTGCGATAAAGAAGGTTTTGTAGCAACCTCATGTAAGACTAATGTCTTATCTGAGTTGTGAAATTTTTACTTCTTTGGATCGCAATTTATTAAATGTATGTCCGAATTCTTAAGCTACATACAAGCTGATCGTATAGGTTTCTTTTGCCTAGCGTGATCAGTCTGTAGTTCGGACCGCTTACGCAAAAA